TGGTGGATAACGTTCGTGATAGCCTTGGTATACACCATCTATATAGTTGCTATTGATTTCTTCAAGGTGGCAAACGGTATCTGGTATATCGGCAGTATCAAGTTCCACCCTTGGTATTGGCTGGAGATAGCAGGGTTCGTAGACGTGTTCCTCACGTATTTATTTGTAGAATTATTCATTATCTAGTATGAAGATTATCAAGAATAAATTCATTCCCCCTAGAGGTTTCAGTTACGTAAACCTCTTCGGGGTTCTCTTCACAAGAAGAGACAGACCGATTAGTGATAAGACTCTTAATCACGAAATGATACACACCGAGCAAATGAAGGAAATGCTCTATGTATTTTTCTACTTGTGGTATCTCATCGAATGGCTTGTCAGGCTTATCATCCTCAGAGACAGCCATAAGGCTTATCGTGCCATTTCCTTTGAACAGGAGGCTTATGCAAATCAGGAGAACCTCACTTACCGTGAAGGCAGGAAGCGTTATAGATGGCTTACTTATATATTCTAAAAGATAAGGCGGTTTACAACATGTAGCCGCCTTTCTTTTTGCTAGCAAAAACTTACAGATTGTTACATTTTGCAAACATTAACACAAAAATATTCTCATTTTTGTTAATTTTGTGCGGAAAATGGTATCTTTGCACCATCATTTATTTTAAATCAACGAATTATGAACAATTAACTATAGACAAAAGGAGGTATTTCAATGACAGAAGAACAAAAAGACGAAGTCCATCGGTTAGTTCAATCAGTCGGTGTTGTACAGTTGTCAAGAGTAATGTTTAAGGACATGGACGTTAGCGAAATTATAAACGTCATTATCCTTGCAGGTAGAGGCTACAGCATAAAGCTACTCACTTGGTTTAAGTATTATTGTGAAGTGATGCCTCTGTTTATCATGCTTTTTCATATTGCATGCATGGTAACATTTGCGTCTCATGAAAAAGAAATGTGCGTATGGTTTAAGGAGAATTGGGTATCGGCAGCATTTATCTATTTTTCCGTTTACATCCATCCGCTTGTACTTATAATTGCGAGCAGATTCTTTTGGCTCTGCTACAGATGGCGTATTCCGATGATAATCTACCTATTTGGGATAAATGCTATTCATATCGTATACTGGAATGTTTTTACCACCAACGAAATGGTGGAAGCTAATGTTGTAATACTTGTAATGACCATTATATTTTATGTATATGGTTTTGCCGACAAGTATTTCTCAGGCAAGGGCTGTCAAAGTTTAATCTCTAGATTATAATGATATGGGAAAGTTATTTGGTTATCACACCTTGGGAGTGTTATTAAAATCGTTATCGGATTCTTGTTTTCGAGCAGACGAGCAAGAGAAGAGAGGGGAGAAGGTAACTGCTTGCGGAATGAGCAGCGATGAGATAGAAGACCTTTGTGAGAACTATCTGCCGTATGCTCTCAACCCTATGTTGAGCACCGAGGAGGTCAAGGAAAAATTGCGAGTTTCTGATGCTACCCTTAACAGAATGGTGGCTAGGGGTGATATTCCGAACGGCGAGTGCAAGAAGCGTGGGCACACTAGGTATTGGAAGAAGTGGGATATTCTGCACTTCATTAAGAGTAAGAGAGGTAAGTGATTGCCTCTCTTTTTTTGTTATTTATGATATTACCTCCTATCACCTTAAATCACTGATAATCAATCACTAAAAGAAAGTGTGATAGAGTTATATTTGCTCTCCCCTATTCTTCGTACCTTTGCATCCGTAACGTTACAATAGTGTTAGTTAATATTAAGGATAACTTAAAAAGATTGTAAAAATGGAGATGACAGATGCAAAAGTCGTGGAGAAAAAAATCTACGAAGAGGGAAAGAAGCATGATGAGTATGCTTCTAAAGGTATCGCAGGCACAGGATTGGGTCTTGGCATAGCTGGTACTGCACTCGGTCTTGGTGCTTGGTTATTTGGAGGTAATCGCAGTGTGTTTGGTTCACTCGGTGGCAGCAATATGCCTGAGAACGTGAACATCAACGCTAACGGCTATGGCGCAAATGCGAATGCTAATCAGCCAACCGCCTTGCAGGTAATGGAGAAGGAATGCGCTGATGAGGTTAAGCTGCTTACCGACATGTTCGGTTTGAAGCTCGACACCGCTAACAAGTTCTATGCTATGCGTGAGACTGACATCGCAGAGAAGTTCTCTATGTACAAGGGTGCAACAGATGCTATCAACGCTGAGAATCGCCGTGCAATGGAGGCTGAGTTCGGTCTTTACAAGTCTCAGATTGATGCGGACTTCGGTCTGTACAAGAATCAGAGAGACCAGTACGATGCGTTGCAAGCGAAGTATAGTGACCTCGACAAGAAGGTAGCCGTTATGGAAGCCCTCACTCCTTACAAGGAGAAGCTGATGATGGCTTATGTTAACGAGAAAACCTGCAATTGCTTGCGTGGTCAGTTGGTACTCCCATCTACGCCAGTAATTTCTGGCTACGGCAGCTATTGCTGTAACAGCACTGCTCCTTCCACTCCCACTACAGGAGCGTAACAGAGCAAGAAAGTCTGTAAAAAGGACTAAAAAGAAATGAGTTGGTGAGGGGTGTTTGCCCTCGTTGGCGAATGCCCTCTCACCTCTCTATAATATATCACCAACTTAAAGATATTGATTATGATGAATTTCGGAAACAGCCCTTTGCTTGATATGGGCACAAGTCAGCAACAGCCGCAAATGATGGATGCTGAGCTACAGAAGATGTATGAGGCAATACAACAGAAGCGAGCATCTATCAATATGCAAGCGCAGCAATCCGCCACCCCTTTATGGGATGAAATTGACAAGATTGAGGACAATCTGACAGGCGCACAACGTCAGTACTTGATGCAGAATCAAGAATATGTCAATAGCTTGCAATATGTGTCTAAGCTGGTTCAAGATGAGGAATTGCGTATCATACGCCCTCGTATTGAGAGCACTCAGCAAGGACAGGAAGCATTGAAGAAACATCTGTCTTTAATGCAACGACTGAGAAAGGAGGTGGCACAGGCAGAGGAACAAAAATCTGCTATGCTTAACGACTACATGACAAATCATAGTGACAAAACTTGGCAAGAGTATCTCGCTATGGTACAAGGAACAAAGAAAGGAGGAACTAAGAAATGAATGTAACCGAGCTGAAAGAGAAACTGCTTGAATCGGTTGACGTATGGGCAGACGCAAGGATTGATGATATGGTTAAGGGTAATCCGATGCTCGCCATACCATCAGTGTATATGAAACGTGCGGCGCACAACATCATATCCAAGAATAAGGATAAGTGGGATAAATCGATAGACAACGCTACCCTATTCATTGCCGATGAGAACGGAAATATTGACGCAGATACCATCTTTACCGATGCGATGCAGATGCTTAAAGTGGTCGAAAACTACCACTTTGACTTTGGTATTATTCACGGGCATATTGACAATGGTACAATATCCATCGACCTGCCAGACAATCCGTTTATCGCTATCCTCTTTGGAAGCAAGCGAAGCATCAATTTCACAGAGGAGGACTTTGTAGAGTTGAAAGATTTGATAATAGCTTAAAAATATATAAGATATGGATACAAAAGACATTATGAGTAAGTTTGATGAGCTGTATGGAATGATGGCTTCATCAACAAACGTGAAGTATATGCACGTATTCGGAGATACGATGCGCTGCATGATGAAGGATATGGCATCGAAGCACCCAGAGCTTGCGCAAGAGTATCTTGATAAGCTTTGCGCTATAAAGTGGAAGAACTATCTTACAAAGAACGAGGCGTTGGATATTATCGGTAAGATGAATCCCGAAGCAACTTGGAATATGCAAGGATGGTTGGACGAAATGGAGAAGTTGGGCTTATGTATGGAGGATAAGCCATATTACAATGATTATGCGCTGTATATAGCCATGAATCAAGTAATAAGCGACCACGGAGAGACCATTGCCATAATAAAGGGCGAGAAATCTCTTTCTGATGTAAATGAGGAAGAACTTGTAGAATACGCTTACAAATTAGCCCTTGACCTACTGAAAGATAAGGATGGCGTATATAATATAAGAGAATACTTTTTGAAGTAGATATACTGTTTGAATCATTTGTAAAGAGGAGCTTTTGATAAGTTCCTCTTTATTTGTTTACACCCGATTATCTATTTCCTTCTGTCTTTCGATTTAAAAAGCTATCTTTGCATCAAAAACAAAATATGGTAGGACAAGTAGGAAATACGGGTACAAGAGCGGCAGGGATGATGCTATTCGGGGATGAGTTGAGTTGTATGTTACTCGATATCCGATGGATGCTTATTGCCATCGTTCTACTTATCATTGCTGACTATCGCTTTGGTTGTGAAGAAAGTAGCCTTCGACATAAAAATGCTTTAGAAAGCAAGAGCCCTTTCCTTGCTGATAGATATGAGTTCAGAGCATCACGGGCAAGGCGTAGAACTGCAAATAAATTTGTGGACTACCTTATCTATATAATGGTAGGTGTATCTCTTGGTAGAGCTTTATTGCTGCAGCTTGATATTGATTATATTTGGGGTGGATGGGTTGTTACTGCATTTATTGCGGTAAGAATAGAAATCCCAAGCATACTAGGACATTTCTTATTTGTTCGTGGCGTATCAGTAGAGAAGAAGACAATAATGGGCTTCATCAAAACCTTTGTCGTAGCTCTTGCAAAATCTAAGAGTGAAGGCGTTGGTGATGCCTTAGAAGAAGGATTTAAAGCAACGGAGGATAAAAAATGAAAGTAACAAAAGAACAAATGAAAGCCATTATGCCGAATGCTGGAGAAAGGATTGATGTATATCTTCCTTATATCAACGATTACGCAGATGCTTTCAATATCAACACTCCACTTCGCATGGCACATTTCCTTGCACAAGTGGCTCACGAAACCGCAGAGTTAGTACATATACGAGAAATCGGAAATGCTGACTACTGTCATAAATATGAGGTTGGTAAGCTCGCAAAGATGTTGGGCAATACTCAGAAGGGTGACGGCTACAGATATAAAGGTCGTGGCTTCTTGCATTTAACAGGAAGGGCAAATTATCAAGCCTACACGAACTCAAAGTACTGCAAAGGTGATGTTGTTGCAGAGCCAAAGCTCTTGGAGAAACCGAAAGGAGCAGTAAAAAGCGGTATGTGGTATTGGTTAGTAAGAGGATTGAATGCCGTAGCTGATAAGAATGATATTGAAGCGGTTACAAAAAAAATCAATGGTGGAACAAACGGCTTGGCGAGCAGAACCAAATATTGGAAGAGAGCTTTGAAAGCCTTTAATATAACAGCATAGCTTATGAAAAGGATTAAAGATTTGTTTTATTGTTTATCAATTTCAATGCTTCTGTTTCTTATGACGCAGATAGTTATCGGGTGTACGGCTACCCCAAAGGTGGTTACCCGACAGACTTATATCAGCGATAAGCAGTCACATTGGGATTCGATATTTAATGCTAGACTTTCAGCGACCTTTGAACTCTATCAGAGAACTCAAAGTGAGCTAAAAGAAAATAGCAAGTCTGAAACAAACCATATTAGAGATAGCACTTTAACAATGGTTGATAAAGATGGTAATATTCTCAGACAATACAAATATCACTACGAGAGCCATAATTATACAGAGGTATTCGTACAGAAGCTCAGAGATAGTATTTCTTATTATAAATCATATAAGGATAGTCTAAGCAAGTATCGACTCAAAATCGATTCCTTAGATAAAGCTAAACAAGATTCTGTTCCATATCTCGTGTATATAGAGAAGCCGATGAATAAAATAGATGCTGTATTCTATCGATTAGGTAAGGTTACGGCGGTATTCGTGCTTCTCTTCATAGTAGGTATGATATTTTTGGCAATATATAAAAATAGAAAAAGATGGGGGTGTAATTTAAACTGTGTCAAGGCTTGTTCTTAACTTTCATTCCCACTCCCTGCTGGGGGCATGCCCCCAGC